TGTTTTTACAAATCGTAGAAAATTGTCCCAGGAATAAATATAAAAAATTTTCACCGGTTCTTTTGTCTTAATTTCATAATGAAAAAGTTTCGTACGAGATTCTTCATAATTTGAAGGTGGTGTGCCCCAGATTCCCTTTCGTTTCTCCCTATACGCATTCAGTAAATCTACAGTTAAGAGTGTAGGCTCTTCGGCTACGATTTGTACCTGTTTGAGCGGTTTCAAAGTAAATGTTGGTATATTTGCACCACCGACCTGTCCGCCACCACGAACAGGTTCAATAGGAACTGGCGTCGCCGGCTGGGCCAATAGACTATCCTCAGGACCTCCACCTATCATGCCGCCTCCCATCATAGGTGTAATAGGAACATTTTGATGCCCTGCACTTTGTAGGGCGTCTCCTAATAAACTATGATTTGGATCTCCCATCCCTCTCCTACTTGAGTAGAAATTCACCGGCTTAAGAAATATCAGCGCGTAGCCAAGTAGCACATGGAGATCCTACAGCCCCTTCCGTCCCCGCCCGTTTTTCGTCCTGATTCGGGGGAATCAGGTACTCGTAAGAAGAAGATTCACTGCAAGCAGGAACTTATTGTCAATAGTCTACAAAAGTTCTATACCGGTCGCACCGATATGAAGGAGGTGCTGCCGATGCTAAAGGGCACCTCGGACCTCTCTCTACGCCTTGTAGACTGGTTTGTGACCAACTATTCCAAGCGTCACAATACAGTCTATATTCTGGATGGCCAGGAGTTCCTCGTCTACACGAACTACAAGTCGCAACTCAAGGCGTACTCCAAGAAACTCTTTGACCCCTTCTGTCGTCGGGAACGAATCCTGTTTCAGATTCCTGGAGAGGAGCCATTCTTAACAACAGTTGGTAAACTGAACTTCTTTCGGTGGGCCATTGAGAAGAATGTTCTGACCTATTTGAGTCTCCATGCCCCGACCATTGAGGCCGACATGAATAAGGCCATGAAGGAGCAGAATAAGGTGCGTAATTCAACGGCAAACTCTACAGATTCCACTATCACTACAGTGACAACGGCCACTACATCGACCACTTCATCTGCGCGGTCCACTCGGCGCCGTCAGACGGAGAAGGAGCCGCCGGCTGCAAAGCAGATGCAGAAACATTTAATGGCGATTGAGCTGCGATTTGACTAGCCGCAGGCGTTGACTGACTTAGTCATTGTACTTTCGATATGTCTTCTCCATCGTATTCAGACGAGGTCGGAGGTCTTCATAGGAGTTAAGAGTATCAAGTGAATTTTTGGCGACATAGTCTGGTTCAACATATCGTGTTGTATAGGTGCGATTCAGAAGCCGCTTTGATTCCAAAAGTCCCCTATCCACTTTATCTTCATAGACCGTTGCACGAAGTTCACGCGCCACATTAAATGGGTCCGTTACAACATCAAACCGATCAAAATACGGATTTTGGCCGAGTTGATCAGATCCCCCGCTGCTACCTCCATTCCCCGCAACATATTGCTGATTCTGCAGATAATTTCGGTCAGTTGTGCGTGTATTAATAGGATTCATATCCATAAATGTATAGGCACCGCGCCTGTGAAGAGCAAATCCCCGTTCAGTTGACTTATCTTTCCATGACTGCGCCATTTTTAAATCTTGGTCAACACCGCCAATGCCGAGTGAATAGCGATACGCCATAGCATTTTGTGCAGCCGCATCATTTCCATTCGCAGCACCCAAATTCTCGGCAAGAGACTTATTTAACCATTTATTTCTCTCTTTAATTTCAGCGTTGCTTATATCAGGGCGGTCATTTTGAAGTTGCGGTCCATCCGTCTGCCATTGTTCTACATGAAGACTGTTAATCTGGTCAAGCGCACTGACTTCGCGGCGACTTCGGAGACTCATTTGTGGTAGGGGGATTATAGGCATACGTAGTTGGGCTGGTGTGAGTTCAATTGACTCCATCTTAAGAACCCTTTACTACTACAAGTAGATGTTTGTTGTCCCCTTTTATACGAAATCACAGCTACCGAGCCTCATTAAATGGTCACTTGTTCCGATAACACTCTTTTTAGACAATCGCGGCAAACAGATATGTGAAACGGATGAGCCTGACCAGTGGCTGACTGAAAATGAGTTTGCCGTGAAGTCAAAGTGGCGTGAAGGAAAGATTCTCTATGTAGAAGTTGACCTTTCTCAAATGAATCTAAAAAACTTCTACAGTTTCGAGGAGGTGACGCGTACTCAGCAGAAGGGCACGGAGGAGTGCTGGCGCACTTTTTATCTGCTAAAGGCCGGCCAGGGTGAAACTCCCTCGAGTACAAATCAATGGAATGATTGTATTGACGAAGTCTTTGTAGAGCCACTGGCCACCATTCAGAAACGGTGTGTGCCTTAAGGCGAGACGCATAGTAGTAATAGAATGAATTCGAATCGCTCAAAAACTCAGAAGCGCTCTGGTGCTACAGATTTGAGCGGCTCGACCTTTGCCGCAAATCTACATGCGAGCACGAATACATTCGTGAATTTCCTGAACCAGGAGGCGGATGATGCATACAAGCGCCCGTGGCATCGTCTTGAGCGCGGTCTTCGTCTAAATCGTCTACGCAAGTTTGTCGACGAGGAGGCCGTGCGCCTTACCCTGACAGCCGTCGAAAAGACCGCTCTGGATGCGCAGATTATGAAGGCGAATGAAAAGAAGCTGCTCAATAGCAAGAATGCTGTTATTTACGACCAGGATGAGCAGAAGATCAAGGAGATTAAGGGTCTTGTTATGCACCGCGGAGCCGATGGAAAAGTGATGTTTCAGGTTCTTGAAAAACGAAATGCAGTGACGTTTCGTAGGAAGGCTACTACGCCACCTACAGAAGCTAAGGAGGAGGCGACGGTCTAAGAATAGCCAGCCTATAAATTTTAACGAGAATCACGCTCAAACAATGGAACAATATACAACCATGTTTGAATGTACAGGACAGTTTCTGAATGCAATCGAAGAGGTTCAACCTCCTCCATTGCATCCGACGCTTGGAGATACATGGTGGACCACTATGGAGCGGGAACTTGCAGCACTCATGAAGGAGAGCGAAGTGAGTGCTACCTTTACCGAGCAGACCTATGAGGTTTTCGATTGTTTTAAAATTGGATATAAGTGTCTTTCAAATGCTCTTGTAAAGGTTGAATTTGATAGGCTGGCTCGGATTCAGGACCTGCAGGCAAAGCCGCAGAGCGTACAGCGATCAGACGAATGGTATCGTGAAGCGATGAGCCTTCTCACGGCAAGTGAACTCTATAATCTCTTCGGGTCTCCAAGGGCTCGCGGACAGCTAGTGATGTGTAAGGTGCCTCGTGAGACTCTAAGTCCAGCGCCTGCACCAAAGAAGTCGTGTATGACGGCGGAAATGACACCCTTTGATTGGGGTACTCGATTTGAACCAGTGGCGAAGCAGATTCTTGAAGCAAAGTGGGGAGCGACGATTGTGGACCTCGGTCGCCTCAGACATCCTACAATTGCATCACTCGCCGCGTCACCCGATGGTCTTATCACTGCAACTGATACGAAGCATCAGGCCCTGCTTGGAAATCTAGTGGAGATTAAGTGCCCCTCTTCACGAGTTGTCGGTGGTGGAGTTCCACCGAATTACTGGTATCAGATGCAGCTGCAAATGGAGGTTGCGGAAGTGCCTGTCTGTCAGTATTGTGAATTCACTTTCAAATCCGCGACGGCACGCGGGTGGATGGAGGAGGCACCACTGAATGCAACAGAGGGTCTGATTTATCTTCTACAGAATCATGACACTCTTGAGACAAAGTATGTGTATGGGCCTATTGGTGATATGAAATGGAACCCACAGCCTGAAGCGCCGTGGCATGTTCTGGAGCGTATTCCGTGGTTTCTAGAGAAGTCGTGGATTCATCCTGTATATCGTGATACAGCATGGTTCCAATCGGTTATTCCTCTACTGGATGATTTCTGGCGTGATGTGGAGAAGGCAAAGCGTGGTGAATTTGCCCTACCTGAATCATCTGTAAAGCGTAAGTCAACCGCGTGTGCGATTACTGATTAGAGCATACTCGGCTTGTAAAAGTTATTTACGAGTTCGTGTGTCGGAGCCGAGCATGAATCGGGATTTTTGCGGCGATAGTTATTTGTCAACTGGCTGTAATTTCTAGTGAGTTGTATCCGATTTGCAAAATCACTCTCGTAGCACGCCTGTGCATTGAACGCTGTATTTGGCTGGTCATCCACGGCCGCATCTTCTAGAACACCTTGGAGTAGATGATACGGAATACGCGGATTTAGCATTGAATCGGCAGGCCCAGTGACATAGTTAATTGGCTTATCCCCTACAGACGCAGGGCGCATATCCTGGAATCCACTTACTTGCGCAGGTCGTTTATACTTAATGATATAGAAAAAAAGACCAAGCACAATTGCGCTAAGGATAAATACAATATCTCTTTTCATTCTCCCTCTCTACTAAGGCATAGCATACTTGAGAGTATAGGCGCGAGCCTTTTCATCAAACTCCTGCCGATTGGTCTTGTAAATATGAGCAATTTCCGGTACGAGGGGATCATTTGGATTTGCATCTGTGAGCAGGCTCAGGATACTGAGAAGAACCTTGCCAACTGTAAGCGCAGGCGACCACTGATTCTTCAGAATGTCAAGACAGATGCCACCCGCAGAATTGATATTGGGATGATAAATCTTCGTAAGAAAGGTTACGACCGGGGGCTTGAAGGGATAGTCTACAGGGAATTGGATTTGCATCTTGAAATAACCTCCGGCATATGGACTATCGGCCGGGCCAAAGATAGCACCACTCCATTTGAAGAGATCATCGCCTGTGGGTCCAGCACTGCAATTAGCGGGTGGGTCCTTCGTGAGATCGTCAATTTCTTTCTTGATACGGCGGAGGGCCATGACTGTATGTACTTTTGCTTACAAATAAAAGGCGTATCAAATTTTTCAGTCCCTTAGTAGAAACCATGAACTTCCTGAACCTTCTTGCCGAATTTCTCGGAACCTTTCTTCTCTTAATAAGCATTCTGGCCACGGGCAATGCGCTGGTCATTGGTCTGACGCTCGCCCTCATCATCTTCTGCATCGGCGCCCTCAGCGGCGGCCACGTGAATCCCGCGGTCTCTCTCGCAATGTTCGTGAATGGTGCGCTCTCTGCGAGTGACCTGGCTGGCTATGTTGTCTCCCAGTGCCTGGGTGGTGCGGCGGCGGTCTATGTGTTCAGAGCCCTTGCATAGGGCTCTTAGTTAGCCAACTCCGTTGGCGTCCCGTGCGCTTGCTTAAAGTAAACCATAGAAGACACTTCGGGCAAGTCCCACCCTCTGAATAGCTCAGTTGGTAGAGCGGGGGATTGTAGTGTGAATTCACTCAGCAATGGATCTCCCCAAGTCATTGGTTCGATTCCGATTTCAGAGATTTTTTGAATAAGAGATTCTTCTTCAAAAAGTGTCTACTAAATATTCACCGGCAACGCACAACTGCAACGACTGCCGCGGCACATAAAAGTCCTGCCATAACCCAAGCCTCCGTATCAAGTCCACTTGAAAACCCCTCGTTTCCAGCAGACTTTGTACAATCTCCTCCAGAATGAGCCTTCACTTCCGTGCCGTCAGGGCAGAAATCCTTCGCAGCAGCATTAAATTCCGATTGAGTCAAAAAAATCGGTGAACCACCCGAATCAACATCCTGAACCCATTGAGTCTGCATAGGCTGACCACTGCTTCGATCAATGGGTCCAACAATCCACGGTGTTCCATCGGATGCACTCGTTGCACCTTTGGTGTCTCCTACTGGCTTTGTCACTTTTCGGCATTTCGGATATCCTGAGCCGAGAATCGCATTCATCACTGGCACCGGATTCAAGGCATCCTCTGCATCCTCCATCATTCCTGGAGCCAAGCCACGAAGTCCAGGAAGTCCCGCAGAGGCCAGTCCAGCCTTCACTTTCGGTCCAAGAGCCTCGCCTGTTGGAATACCATTCACATAGTACCACATATCTGCGCCATTATCACACTGAAGCCCAGTCTTAATAAAGTAATTTACACCGAGAGGCCTCAGTGCACTCAGTCCATTTGTTAGACTGCTGCTGCTCTGACCGAATCCAATCATGTCTACATAAAATGCAGCGCCCTTCACGGCTCCGATCACATCATCCATATTGTTGCCACGATGAACGCCCGCCGCTCCAGGAAGTGGCAGTTCATCTGCAAAATCATATTTGGGCCCAGTAAACCCGGGTGTATTTGTATTGACTTCTGCTGTGGGGAGAACTGACATCCCTCCTCTGCTATTCTACAAGTAAAAGAATGCCAATGCCGAAGATACAGCATGAGATTCCAACGAGTTTCAAATAGGTGAGCTTTTCTTCAAAAAAGAAATATCCGATTGAAAACATTAAAAATGTACTGAAGACATTCCAGATAAAATTCACCATACCAACACCCTCCCATTCAAGCGCCTTTGAAAGCAAGGGTACAACGGCACAAGCAAAAATAATTGCAGAGTAAATAACATTCCACTTTCCTCCAATACGCAGCAGAGTGAGTGCGCCTGCTTCGACTACGCTGGAAAGCATAATCCACGGCATGGCGCTTAAAAGGGCGGTGTCCAGTGGTATCATTAAATTTGATTGCGTTTTTCTTTCTGAAATTTAATCTTAAGAACACTCCAAATGGATTCACTCTTTCCAGGTCGAGTTCACCACAAGCCAGTTCCAGAGTTTGCCTGGAATTGGTCTGAGGAAGAAACCTCTAGCAAACCTACAAAATCAACCTGCGCATGCGCCACATCTGAAGACACAATTATTCATGAAGATCTAAATGTATGTACCCTTTGTGGTGATGTTAAAAACAGAAGTATCGAGTCAGGCGCTGAGTATCGCTTCTTCGGGCACGATGACCGAAGCAGCAACGATCCGTGTCGTGTAGGAGCACCGACCGATTTCCGTTTTCCATCTTCATCACTAGGAACCATTATTCTTACAAAGAGTTCAGGCGGACCGAGCACGGCCCGCGCAGCCATGGCTCGTATCCGTCGCTATCACACCTGGAATATGCTGCCCTACAGAGAGCGTGCACTTCTCCAGGTCTATGAAATGCTTGCACTCGCTGCGACCAATCACGGGCTTGACCAGAGTGTCATTGACAATGCGAAGGACCTCTACGTCCAACTCGTTGAACATTGTGATAAACGCGGTCTTTCACGCACAAGTGTCATTGCGAGTTGTATGTATGCATCACTAAAGAAGGTAGGACAACCCCGAAAACCCAAGGAGGTCGCAGATATGTTTCATCTGACTACGGGCCAATTCACCAAGTCATTCAAGTATTTTCAGGAGGTCCTAGCCATTGCTCAGCAGCGTGGTCTTATTCAACAGACTTCAACACCCTCTAATTTGGAAAGCACCCGGGCTCGGGACTATATTCACTACCCGCTCAGTCAACTCGCAATTCCTCGTAATAAGTTTGAGGAGATCTCAACCATTGCAACGACACTCTGCGACTACATTGAAGATAATGAACTCAGTCCTGAGAATATGCCGCCGTCACTCGGTGCTGGTGTCATCGGGTTTCTCCTTCAGCGCCGTGGCCTCACAGAGGTGAGTTATGAACGCATTGCATCTGTCTGTGGAGTGAGCGAAGGTACACTACAGAAGTGTCTACGCCGCCTTGAAACCCATAAGAAGCGTCTTGAAACTTTAATTCCAAAGACAGTCTAGAATGGGAGCGGGTCAATCAATCCCAGCGGGAATGCCTTCTAGGGAGGCACTAAAAAGTAAAACAGCACCAACACAGGACGTTATAAATGGTGTTTTTATCTGGATGTTGAACAACACGGATATTCAGGACCTTCTCAAACTTGCCGACCAACGCAGATGCAAGGATTATATTTTCTTTACAAAGCGTGCCCTTGAAAAGTTCTTTTTTGAACTGCAATTGGAACCGAAACTGGGAAATCAAGATGTTCTCTATTTTGATTCAGTAAAACGACTCACTTTCTCGGATGAAGAGTCTATTAAGGGTCGCACTGGTCTGAAGACCTATCGCGATAGTCTCTGTCTCCAACTCGCCTTCTTCTATGTGCGTATCATACAGATTTTCGGCGCCCTCGCGCTCACTGTAATTGACTCTCTTCCCGATGCTGAAGCACAGGCAGGAGATTTTCGTGCGACCATTCAGGCGAACCCGCTGGGTCGTCGTGCTCCGCCGCCTGGATTTATTGGCGGCCAACAAGGTGGCGTGGCCACAGAAGAAGACCGCTCAGAACTCGGTGATTTTTACACGGTTGCGAAGAATTATTTTACGGGCATTCCCGCCACAAATCTCTATGTAATTTCATCAAGAACCTCTGCAGCAATTCCTCGTGATCCGTCAACTACGGTTGGTACCCTGCTCTTTGACCCAAATAAGAATAAAAATGTACTCTATCGTCCTCGTGCAGACATTTTAGTGGAGGCGAGTGTCTCCATAGAGAGCCTTCGCGAAGGTGATTCCTACACACTTCGCATCGATGATATAACGGTGAATGGAACTCGCAAGGATACAAGCTATACTCTTGGCTTTAGAATATCGCGAGGAGGAGACTATGCCTACAATAACACAAATTTTTCAACTGCACTTGCGACCGTCATGGGAAATGCTGCGCGTGGTGTACAAGCGTATGCACGCCCCGAAGATCTGCGTCGCCGTACAGAAGGTTCTTCAGATAACGCAGGTGTTGTACAGGGCCTCTCCTACACAGGCATTTTCAAGTATCTCAAGGAGAAGCCGAAGGCGTATTGCGTGGCCCGCGCCATTCAACTGCTGAGCCCTACTCTGATTGATTCAATGCGGAAGGATACGCCCCTTAAAAGCAGTGTCTGCTTCTATTCACCGATGCCTGGAATTCCTGATTCAGTGCCCAATTATGGACAAGTGATTACGAAACACTCTCCAGGACTCCGTGCCCTCAATCAACTCTTCTTTGACATGGTCCAGGGAAATTTGCCTAAAATTAGCGAAGAGGTAAAACCGAAATACAAGAAATTTACGGAACTCATGCAGGTGATTTTCGCCCCTCCTCCACCCTCTCGTGATGCACCGGATCAATTAGATAAAGTGCTCAGCAAACCGTTTTACCAATGCGAAACTCCTGAAGTGAAGGACAAGGAGATATTTGTAAAAAATGCGGAGGCGATTCGTAAGGTGCGACAGAGTATTGCCACCCTCTTATCCTATCAAATCAAACACACTGCGGCGGTCATGCAGTTTCTCCCGAAACTCTTTCTTCTTGATAAAGCGGGACAAATCAAGGGCATTCAGCCGAGTGTCATGAAGGGTGGAATTCCGCGCGTGAACCAATTAGCCGATGAGGCGCGTAACATGCTTTCTGAGTACTACAAGTTCTGCGAGGGCACCTATCGTCTTGGGGCGCTTGAGGTACTCAAGGCGCCTGGAAATGTTGCGATGCCGCGGCCTAGAACTTCTTAAAACCAGAACCAAGGTCGTACACTAAAAAATCGCCGAGGATTCAGATTGTAGATATAATAATAATACGATGCATCTAACTTCCACTCCTCTTTAATATGTGGAAATGTGCTGTCTATAAGCAGTATCTTATAGCCAGTACAATCAAGAATTGTCTCCATTGCAAACACGGTCTCTTCTTTTGTAGGGGTACCAACCGACCAATAGGAGAGCACTTCGCCCATTCGTTGATCTGTGCCCTTTTCTACAGAAAATGTATCTGTAATTGTCAGATAAAAATCGTATTTTTCTGCAGTGTATTTAAAAAGTTTTGTATCACCTGAATTCTGATTCATATAGGTTGCAATTGTAAACGGCGTATATTGTTCTTCAATCACTTTCTTCTGTAACCAATTGTCTCCAATTTTCACCTCTTCAACGGATTGATTTTGACCCGGTTTTTTGACATAGCGTACACTATACTGCCCAGACCATAAAGGAGGTAGAGTTCGCAACGGAGTCACCTCCTTTTGAAAGAAATGGATAAGTCGTCCATGTGTGCTTGTAATATGACGAATAAAGCGTAGCATTGTCGAACCGAGGCCTGATTTCTGTAGAGATGGCACTACACAAAAGAAATCAATAAATCCGGTGTTTCTAGCCGATGAAGAACGCATTTTCTTGCCATTGCGCTCAAATAGACGACACTCTCCGAGAGGGCGACTCGCACAACAGCCCAGAATCTCCCCTTTGTCTCCCATTGAATAGATAATAATCCATCCTGCGGATATTCCACGACGAATACGCTCAGCTGTGAGTACGCATTCACTACGCGCAGTTATTTTAAAATGTTCTCGCAAAAATGCAGCAATCTTTTCAGATTCCCGCTCACTCGCTTGACGCAGAGTGTGCGAATAGGCTCCAGTAGGACATGGTACTTGTCCTCTTACTAAAGGAAATGCGTGTGTTGTACCCTTACAGAGAATTGTTGACCAGAAAAAGTCGGACCAGGTGGGACCTGGACTTTGCCCCCAAAAGGACATCCTACTGAAAGAATATAGATATCCTCTAAGTAGAATGGAGACCGATGCTTCAGGAAATGATGTACTGACAAGTTGGCCTGGTGGTGTAGGTACGCTGGCTAAGATTCCGACAGGACCAGTTGCGGTTCGTGGTGGTCGTCGCACTCGCCGTAATCGCAAGAATCGTAAGCAG